ATGGACGAGGCCCGCCGCTGGGCCGAGGGCGCACACGAGCAATACCGGAAGGCCGTCGCGCTTGCTGCCTTCGAGGCCATGAGCCCGGAGAATCAGGTGGCGTTCCTGCGCTACGTCCAGACGCAGAGGGCCGCGGCATGATGCACGCTCAACGGCTCACCTTCGGCGGCGCAGGCGCTTCTCTGGCCGAGACCAAGCTTCATGCGCGGATCGACTTTTCGGACGACGATGCAGCAATTTCAGCGATGCTCTCCGCGGCGACCCGCGACCTTGAGGAATTCGCAGGGATAGCACTTCTGACCCAGACGATCCGCGTCCGCATCCTGGACGGCTGGCCCTTAACGCGCGTGATCCATCTGCCCATCGGGCCGGTGCAGGACGGCGCCAGCGTAGCGGTGACGGCGGACGGCGAGACCTTCGCAGGTTTCGACCTTTGGCCAGGACAACGCGCCCGCCTCATCCTGACGGACGACCTTAGCACAGACCTCGCCGCGGCCGAGCTGGTGATCGAATATCCCGCCGGGTTCGGCGGCCTTGAGAATGTTCCTGACGATCTGCGCCTAGCCGTCATGGATCAGACATCGGCACTCTACGACGCCCGCGGCCCGGGCAACCCCAAGACCCTCGCCCTGTCGCCGCACGCTGCGCGGATCGCGGCTCGATATCGCGGGGTGCGGCTATGACCGACCGCGAGCTCGACGAGATCATGACCGTCCACTGGCCGCACGTCCTGCGCAGCGTGATGGCCGATGGAAGCGACGAATGGATCAAGGGCTTTGCCAAGTCCATCGCCAAGCATGGCAAGCGGCCCGGCTGGCGACCGAGTGCACGGCAGGCGTCCATCATGTGCCGCCTGGTGGCAGAGGTGCGCCAGAGCACGGCGGCGGAACTCGAGGTTTTGGAGAGGTGAATGAAGCGGCGACCCTGCGCGCCACCATACGCAGGGCCGAGATGTGGGGTTCGGGTCAGCAACGGTGGCCCACATGTCGGCAAGCCTACCACGGGCGGGATCAAAGGCAAAGGGCAGTCCGAAAGGTTGAGGCCCGATCCCCGGCGCAGCGTTCGAGCGTCGCAAGCAGCAACCGACCGACCGGCAGGAACGCATGACCGGACGGGCCCAAAGCGATGGACCGGCTCCGTTGAGCAGGAACACACGCAGAGGGCATGGGGACTGCCACGGCCGCGCGCTGTGGGCAGTCGTCCTATGCCCTTCGCTCCGAACCTCACCATTGAGCAGGTGGGCAGGGTGCAACGGTTGAGACGAGAGAGAGACGCGGACAAGATGAGCGACACGACGAAGGCAAAGAGGCAATGGAGGAAGGCGGACGGTTCGCCCTTGCCGCCGCCTGCGCCGAAGCCGAGCGCGCCCGCGATCATCGGACAGCCCGACCTGTTCTCTGCATCTGGTCCCAATGCCGCGACTTTTGCCCCTGCTGGGAGACCGCGGTCCAACCTTTCAATTTTCGCGCCCGGCGGGGAACTGGAAAACGCGGCCCCCGCCGAAAGAGCTATGCACTTCATGCATGGCCTCGCCATTCCCGAAGGGCCGAACGCGGGCAAGCCGGTGCAGCTCGCCCCCTTCCAGCGCCAATTCATCGAGGGCGCACTTGCCCCGGACGTGACCGCGGCGATTCTCAGCATAGGGCGCGGCAACGGCAAGTCCGCGATCACGGCCGGGCTGGCGCTTGGCGGCCTGGTCGGGATCTGGGACCGCCAGCCCCGGCGCGAGATTATCGCCGCGGCGCGGACCCGCGACCAAGGGCGGATCATCTGGGACTTCGTGGCGGGTTTCGCGGCCTCTCTGCCCCTCGAAATCCAGCGCCGGCTGATCTATCGCCGCGCCCCGCGCCTGGAGATCGAATTCGCGGGCGACGGCGGCGGTCACGTTCTGCGCGTGATCGCCGCCGATGGGAAATCGGCCCTCGGCGGCGCCCCCACCATGGCGATCCTGGACGAACGCGGCCATTGGGCGCTGGACCGTGGCGACGAGCTCGAGCACGCGCTTCTGTCCGGCCTTGGCAAGCGGGGCGGGCGCGCGTTCCTGATCAGCACCTCGGCGTCCGACGACACGCACCCGTTTTCCAAGTGGATCGACGAGCCGCTGCCCGGTTCCTACGTCCAAGAGCATCGCCCCGCACCCGGCCTGCCCGCCGATGATCGCGACTCGCTGATCATCGCCAACCCCGGCGCCGAGCATGGAATCGGTTCCTCGCTCGACTGGCTCGAGGAGCAGGCGCGGCGCGCAATCGCCCGCGGCGGTTCGGCGCTGACGACCTTCCGGCTCTACAACCGCAACGAACGTGTCTCGGGCGAGACCCGCGACCTTCTGTTGACCGTAGACGAATGGCTGGCCTGCGAGGCCGAAGACCTGCCACCGCGCGAGGGCGAGGTGGTGATCGGCATCGACCTGGGCGACTCGGCCAGCATGACGGCCGCCGCGTTCTACTGGCCTGCGACCGGGCGCCTCGAGGCCGTGGGCGCGTTCCCGTCCATGCCCTCTTTGCTGGATCGCGGCCAGGCGGACGGCGTGGCCCGGCGGTATGTCGAGATGGAGGAACGGGGCGAGCTGTTCACCATGGGCGACAAGACCGTGCCCGTCGCGCCGTGGCTGGTCGAGGTTATGCGCCGCGTCGTGGATCAGCCCGTCGCGGCCGTGGTCGCGGACAGGTTCCGCCAGGCGCAGCTTGGCGAGGCACTGACGCGTGCGGGCATCCGGGCGCCGATGCTCTGGCGCGGCATGGGGTTCAGGGACGGCAACGAAGACGCCGAACGGTTCCGCCGCGCGTGCTTCGATGGCCAGGTGAAGGCGCTTCCCTCGCTCCTGCTGCGCTCGGCCTTCGCGGATGCGGTCTGCCTGCGCGACCCGGCGAACAACATCAAGATCGCCAAGGCCCGCAGCAAGGGCCGGATCGACGCCGCCTCGGCCACCGTTCTGGCCGTGGCCGAGGGCGCCCGGATCGCCGCCCGGCCGCGCAAGACAGCGAGGATCGCTTGGGCATGAGGAAGGAACATAACCGTTACTCCCGGCACATCACCCGCGGCCCGCGCTGGCGCACCTTGCGCATGGCGATCCTCGAGCGCGACGGCTTCCGGTGCCGTGCCTGCGGTGCCCGCGGGCGCCTCGAGGTGGATCACGTCAAGCCGGTGCGCACCCATCCCGAGCTCGCCTATGACCCTGCGAACCTGCAAGCCCTCTGCCCGGCCTGCCACACCCGGAAGACCCGCATTGAGTGCGGGCACCCCGAACCCGACCCGCGCCGCAAGGCGTGGGGCGAAGCCGTCTCGGCCCTCGAGGCACGAGGCACCAATCGAGCACCACGAAAGGACAAGAAATGCTTGATTCTGTGAAGATCGCCCGCCGCCAGTCGGAAATCCGGCAGGCGCTGGCCGAGTTGGTGGGCAAGGATAAGCCCACCGAGGACGAAACCCGTTCGATGGAGACGCTTGACGCGGAATATCGGGCCAACGAAACCCGCTATCGCGCGGCCCTTATCGCGGAAGACGAGGAACGCCGAGAGGCGGGCAACGAGCTGGAAACCCGCTCGGCGCAGGAATGGGCCGAGATCATGGGCCGCTTCCAGATGCGCCAGGTGGCGCTGGCCCTGGACGAAGGCCGCCAGCTCGACGGCGCGACGGCCGAGATCGTGTCCGAACTGCGCGAGAAGGGCGGTTATCGGGGCGTGCCCGTGCCGTGGGAAGCCCTGGAACTCCGCGCGGGCGAGACTGTCGCCAGCGGCACCCCGAACCCGATCCGCACGGCGCCGATCATCGACCGGCTGTTCGCACAATCGGCCGCTGCGCGGATGGGTGCCCAGATGATCAACATCGGTGTGGGCGAGCTGGAATATCCCGTCACGACCTCGAGCGTTGCCGCAGGCTGGGCCGATGGCGAGACCGCCAGCGTTGCCGGGCCGAGCGTCTACGCGACGACCGACCGGCCGCTGAAGCCCGACCACACGCTCGGGATCACGATGAAGATCACCCGCAAGGCGCTGAAGCAGACCGGGGACGCGCTGGAACAGGCCGTCCGCCGCGACATGAACGGCGCGATTTCCGAGGCGATGGACAAGGCTGTTTTCCTCGGCACCGGGGCGAATGGGCAACCTCTGGGCGTGATCACGGGCGCGGCCACCTATGGCATCACAGCGACGGCCGTAGATGCTGAAGCGACCTCGGCCGCGTTCCGCAACGCCGTCGCCCGATTCCTGACGGCGAACGCCGCGACGGGCGGCGGGGATGTGCGCCTGCTGGCACGGCCCGAACTCTGGGCCTTCATGGACGAGCAACAATCCATCCTGCCCGACCTGACGGAATGGGACCGGCTGTTGCGCACCCTTCCGGCTGCGAACATCATGCTTTCCGGCAATGCGCTGGCCGCTCCGACCGGCTCGCCTGTGGCATCCTCGGCGCTTCTCACGACCTCGGCGGGTGGCGTGGCCCCGGTTTTCGTGGGCACCTGGGGCGCGGTTGATCTGATCCGCGACCCCTATTCCGATGCGACCTCGGGCGGGTTGCGCCTCACGGCGCTGACGACCGTTGACCTCACCGTGTCGCGCCCGGCGCAGCTCGAGGTTCTGACCGGCCTCCAGCACCAGGCCGCGTGATGCTCTGGGGCGGTCACAGCGGCGGGCTCGAGCTGCGCCGCGAAAGCGGTGGATCGGTCGCGCTGCGCGGCCGGTTCCCCTATGGCAAGGCCGCCGTCCTTTCGGACGGTGGCCGCACGGGACGCCCCCGCAAGGAAAGGATCGGCCCGCGTGCCTTCCGCTATCGAGTGGAGCGGGAGGACGAGGATATTCACCTCTTGGTGGGCCATTCCTACGACCGGCCGCTCGCCAGCCGTGGCGCGGGCACGTTGCGCCTGCATGACAGCGACGAGTCGCTGGCGTTCGAAGCCTTCCTCTCGGCGGACATGCAGGAGGTTTCCTATGTGCGGGACTTCCTCGCCGGGTTCTCGGCCGGGCTGATCATGGGGCTTTCCCCGGGCTTCCGAATCCCGCCGGAGCGCGTCGCGCCCAACGCGGAAACCGTTGAAGAGGAGGACCCGGCCGAGGGTATGGCGATCATTCGGACGGTCAACGAGGCCCTTCTCTATGAACTGAGCGTCGTGACCCGGCCCGCATACCCCGAGGCGCAGGTCGAAGCGCGCGCCTGGTCGCCCGGCCTCGAGGGGCCAGACGCGGGCCTGGTGCGTGCGATCAACAGATGGAGGCCTTGATGGGGCTTTTCGATTTCTTCCGACCCAAGCGCGAAACCCGCGCCGCGGCCTCGGGCTTCACGGCCGAGATCATGGCGGCGCGCGAGGCATGGATAAGCGGCGCCCGCGGGATCGCGGAGCTGACCGCCACGGCCCAAACCTGCGTCTCGCTCTGGGAAAACGGGCTGGCGCTGGCCGATGTGGAGGGCACCGACCTGCTGGACCGGCGCACGCTGGCGCTGGCGGGCCGTGCCGCCGCGCTGCGGGGCGAGGCAGTCTTTCACATCACCGACGAGGGCCTTGTGCCCTGTTCCGACTGGGATCTGACCACGCGGAACGGCCGCCCCCGCGCCTATCGCCTCTCCGTCGCGGAATCGGGCGGCGGGCGGAGCTTCACGGCGCTGGCGGCCGAGGTGCTGCACTTGCGGATCGGCTGCGACCCGGCGGCGCCCTACTACGGGACCGCGCCCCTCAAGCGCGCCCAGCTCACGGCCGGACTGTTGACCGCGGTGGAAACCGCGCTGGCCGAGACCTTCGAGACCGCGCCCATCGGTTCGCAGATCGTGCCCCTGCCCGACAGCGCACCCGACGACATGGAGAAGATGCGCGCCGCCTTCCGTGGGCGCCGTGGCTCTGTCCTGGTGGTCGAGGGCGTGGCGCAGGCGACGGCCGCGGGGATGAACCCCCAGCTTGGCCAGCGCCGCGAAGACCTGACCCCGAACCTCAAGGACGCCATGGCGATCGAGGCTATGCAGGCGGCCCGCGATGCGATCGGCGCGGCCTTCGGCGTGCTGCCCGGCTTGCTGAACCGCGCGACAACTGGCCCGATGGTCCGCGAGGCGCAGCGGCACCTTGCGCAATGGCAGTTGCAGCCCGTGGCCCAACTCTTGGCCGAGGAAGCGACCGAAAAGCTCGGCGCGACCGTCCAGCTCGACGTGATGCGCCCGCTTCAAGCGTTCGACGCGGGCGGCCGGGCGCGGGCCATGTCCGCGATCATCGGCGCGCTGGCGCAGGCGAAAGAGGCCGGGATCGACCCCGGCCAGGCGCTGAAACTGGTGGACTGGACAAAGGACTAGGGCGGGCACGGCCCGGCGGCTTCCTGAAGGGCCGCCGAATGTGCTGCGCTGGTCGCGCGCGGGTGTTCATGTCGAAGCGACCCGGTATAGACGGCGAGTCACGTCAGAACCCCGTCAGGGCGCGGCCCGACTTCTCCGATTGCGGGCGCGGCGCGGGCCGGACATGCGAGGCGCTGTCCGGCCCTTTCCGTCTCCACTCAGTGGAGACAGTCACTTGCGCAGCCGAACCCCCGGCCCGCCGCCGTTCTCCTGGATGAACTCAACGCCTGCGGCCTCGAGGGCGGCGCGGATCGCGGCCAGCGTCTCGGCTGAAGGCGTGGGCTTCCCCGAGCCCTCGGCCCGCTTGATGGTCATGGACGAAACGTCCATGGCTTCCGCAAGCCGCGCCTGCGACCAGCCGAGCAAGGCCCGTCCAGCCCTGAGTTGCGCGGGTGAAATTCCCTCTTGTTCCAAATTAGAACATCCCTTATGTTCTGTTATGGAACATTACCACAACCTGAGGCCCTGACAATGACCAATGACCGCGCCCGCGCGAACGACCTCGCTTTGCCCGTCACCCGCCGCACGGCTCTGGCATCGACCGCCGCGGCGGGCGCGGCCCTGTGGGCCGGAGCTTCGGCATCAGCGCCCGAAGACCCCATCTTACCCCTCTATCGCCAGTGGGTGCAGGCGCGGAAGGACTGGCACAAGTATGCGGACCTGCCAGGAAACGAACACTGGAACATGCCGGAGAGCATCGAAGCCGCCGACCGAGAAGACCGCGCTTTCTATGCAATGCTTGAACTGACGCCTTGCAGCATGGAGGGGATCGCGGCACTAGCTCATGTCCTTTGGGATTTGGACGGCCCTTCCGTTGTGCCTGAGCACCCCGAATATGCCGAGCAATGCGAAAGGACGGAAAACAAGCTTGTCCGCGCGATCTGGCGCTCGGCGTCCGGCGAGACTGGCCTGCCGCCGGACGGAAGGATGAAACGGCACGGGATTGCGTAGCAGCGTTAGTCACGCGACTATTGACCAATCGGGCGATACTCGACATAGTGGCTGCATGTTTGAGATGGCACCACAAGAGCTGCGCGAACTCTTGCATGAGCGCGCATTCAGTTCGGAAGAACTGATCCAGATGACCGGCGTGGACAAATTCACGCTGCGGAACTGGCTCAAACGCGGAACGCCTGAAATTGGCGCCAAGCACAAGCTCGGCCGGTGGGTCTTCTCTCCGGCCGATATGATGCGAATCTCTGCGATGATCGACCTGGTGGAAGAAATCGGCATGCTGCCCTCCACCGCTGCGCAATTGGCTGAAACGCCTGTGAAGCTTGTCGAGTGGCACTGCGAGCAATCCGCCAAGAATCATGCAGACCCGGATTGGGACGGCTACTCACCGCTTGAGGTTGCCCTTGAGAATTATGTCGCAGTGGCGCTGATCGGAGAGAAGGGTGTGAAAATCCACTACGCCTACTGGGATGGCGACCAACTCGTCTTTTCGCGCGACCAGACCGAACTCGACAAAGCAACGAGGGCCCTTCTTCGGGTGACGCATATCGTCTTGGGTGCTGGCCTGATCGCTGACGACATAATGGACAAGGTGAGGCGAGCAATGGATGCGGAGGCCGAAGCATGACGCGCTACTGGTATGCCAAAGACCTCGCCCGGACGCTCGGCTATCGCGGCGCCAACCACGCCTTCTGGCGGTTCTGCATCGAGCGAGGGCTTCGCCCGCTGCCCGACAAGCCCAACGCCTTCGACTACGATGCGGTGCAGGGCAAGCTCCGCGACATTCTGAGGGGGCTGTGAGGGCATGGCGGCCAGGCGCGCGATCTTCACCCAAAGCGACGTGACGAAGGTTCTCAAAGCCTATCGCGACGCGGGCCTGCCCGTGGTTCGCTGCGAGATCGACCCGCGCACGGGAAAGATAGTGGTCTTTTCGACGGTCGCCCCCGATGAAGGCGGCAACCCATGGGACGCGGCCACCGCATGAAGCACCGGAAGCAATATCCCGGCGCAACGCCCTATCGCGACCGCCACGGCAAACGCCGGTGGCGGTTCCGAAAAGGCGGTTTCTCGGCCGAGCTGGGGACCGACTACGGTTCCGACGACTTCGTGCGCCGCTATGAGGCCGCGCTTGAAGGGCACCGGACCCGCGGCCTGATCGGCGCAGAGCGAACCGCGCCCGGTTCCGTCTCGGCGCTGGTGGCGAGCTTCTACACCTCGCCTGACTTCCTGAACCTCGCGGACAGCACGAAACGCGTTTATCGCGGCATTATCGAGCCCTTCCGCCAGGACTACGGCAACCAGCCTGTGCACCAGATGCAGCGCCGCCACGTCGCCGCGATCCTCGCCAAGAAGGCCGAGACGCCGGCCGCCGCAAACAATCTTCGCAAGCGGTTGATCCAGCTCCTGGACCATGCCGTTTCGCTCGACTGGCGACCGGACAACCCGGCCCGCACGACGAAGCCCTATCGCGTCGAAAGCGAGGGCTTCCATAGCTGGGACGAGGGCGAGATCGCGCGGTTCTTCGAGGTTCACAAGCCGGGCACGCTGGCGCACCGGGCGGTGACGTTGATGCTCTACACCGGCGCCGCCCGCGTGGACGCGGTGAAGCTCGGCCCGTGGAACATCAAGGGCGACCGAATCGAATACCGACGGCAGAAGACGGCCCGCTCGGGCGGCATCCTGATCAGCATTCCGATGCACGACGACTTGCGCAATGTTCTGGCGCCTCTGCCCGATGACCGCCCGTTCCTCGCGACCGCGAGCGGCAAACCACGCTCGGCCGAGGGGCTGGGGAACGCGGTGCGGAAATGGTGCGACAAGGCGGAGCTTTCCGCGTGCACTTCGCACGGGCTGCGGAAGGCTTGCGCGCGTCGGCTGGCCGAGGCGGGCGCCACGCCCCACGAGATCGGCGCCGTGACCGGGCACAAGACCCTCGCCTTGGTGCAGCTCTACACCGAAGCGGCTGGCCGGGAAGGGCTGGCCGATTCTGCCTTCGAGAAATTGATCGCGAGACCGAACGGCGAACAGAACGTGGTGAACCTTCCGAAAAGGTTCGCCAAATCCGCCGATAACCGCCGGATACGAAAGGATAAATTGTGA